GACCCGTTACATCAAGCTCATTCTCTTTATATAATTTCGCTTTGTGCGCTTTAACAATTTCATCAATCGCTACACGTAAAATATCCCAGTTAGGAGGGGCAATAATATAATTCGTAGCTACACCACGCCCATCCTCACACCATGCTTCATCTGGTCGGAGGAACAGAGGACGTGAATCCGTAATTAAATCAGTGAATGGAACATAAAAATCCATCTTCGTGTCAATGTATACGCCACCTTTTACATATAAAACACAATACCTGAACAAATCAGATTTAAAGGCACTGGGTTTCAAGCCATTATATGCATCTAACACATCCGAATGAAAGTGCTGTTTTAAGAAGTCAATTGCCTCTTTTTCAGAATATATATATATCTCAAAGTCAGGATTCATTTCTATATGACTTTTCACAGTCATTGACATATGGTATGGCATACGACGAGAATGCCAATACTCGTGTAAAATATGTGGAATACCATGTTTCTCTGTAGTTTTTGTTTTTCTAGCCGTATAAAACTCTACATTATATAATGTGTTCTGTTGTATAATATATAGTAGTGTTATACTACATATTATAATAGCTAATAGTATATATATATTTACCAGTGAGTTACGAATCATCTATTTAGAGAAGATCAATTAAATATATTCATATCAGCCCACATTTTCCCATAATGTTCGGTCTTTTGATATAATCTCTGTTCGTCTCTATATTCTAAATATGAACTAAGAACACATTTCTCTTTATTCATAATATAATCACAGATAATACCCTCTTTAGATATTGCACGTTCAAACGAATATATGGGATTTATCCAATAGGAATAGTTATGTATCTTCAATATGTTCCCAAATAAACAAGGGCCTGTAACAGATAAAGCTGATTCTTTATAAAGTTTAAACATACAGTTTTCTACAATTTCATCTATACATCGCTTAAAAATATTATTATTCGGCGGGGATATCATAAAACCGTTATAAAAGCATCCATCTGCGCCCATATCCTTTACATAGACTTCTGGTGTTTCTTTTATTAAATCTCGCAATGGCATTATACTATTAAATTTTATATCAATATATACACCCCCCTTTTTATATAAGATACAATACCTCCACAGATCTGATTTAAATGCGCCGGGTTTTAATACATGAAACGCATTTAATACATCTAGTGAAAAGTGTTCTTCAATATATTTTGCAGAGTCATCATCTGAATACAGATAATAATCAAACTCTCTATTATTATCTATCAACGAATAGATATTTTCTTTCATTTTTGGAGGGACTTTATTCGAGTGCCAAGAGTTATATATCACAGTAGGAACACCCGAAATAGAAGTAGGGGTTATTATACGTCTAGGTACATAGTGTGGAATTTCAAACAAATTATTATCTATTAAATTGAAGAAGGGTTCCACTTTTCGTAAGCTTATTATACATATTATTAGAATGATTGTGAGTAATATTTCTAATGGTATGGCTTTACCCATTCTATCTTATGTATAGATATTCATACCAAATATCGGTACACTGGTCTAAGAGCATTCTTTATATCTTATACATGGACACCGTAGGATTCTATTGCCTGAGTATTCCAGGTTCAGATCGCTACAACCGAATGAAACACAGGTTCTTACAGGAACAGATAGATGCCACTTTCGTCCCCGTTCTCGCAGAAACAGATTCTCGCCTCCATGGTCTTCAAGGTCCATCCGCGGCATCGGTAGCTTTCGGACACCTAGATATGATGAAAGAGTTTCTCAAATCTGGAAAAGAATATGGAGTCTTCTGCGAAGATGATGTGCATCTACGTAGAGGAATCCTTACATATATACCAGAGCTCGTCATGAAATTCAAAAGGCATAACCTAGAAATTCTTCTTATGGGTTATCTATTTCCAAAACAAATACGCAAAATCATGTTCTATTATGATACTTCTTTTGAAGGGGAATTCAATACACCCATAGACGAGAATATAGTCATGTTCAGGCATATTGATCGTCTTTGGGGAGCTCAAATGTATATGATAGATCGTAAAAAAGCTACTTATTTTCTTGAGACATACACCGAAGACTATTACCTCAGGACAAAAATAGACTCCTCTATGAAACCCTTCAGCGCAGATTATCTATTCACAAAAGATGGTGTGCGAGCAGCTATCTATCCTATGATGGGTGTTGAAGAATCGTATTCTATAAATCACCCTGTACAGAATATATATCATTTAGAGTCCCATAAGGAGAATTATTCGGAAGAACGCTATGTGTAGCTCATTGCGATTTATACGGCACGGGCAAGGACTGTTAATCCATTGTTATTTGTATATCTCTCTTTCAACACCCATTCAGGATGCTCCTTCAAGAAGTCCTCCACGGCTGGCCAAAGCCCTCTCGCAATTTCTTCTACGGGAATACCACTTACCTTCGATTGTTCTAGAATATTCCATCCCATCCGAATAGATTCTCCATACTCTCCGTCTACCGTGGTGTCATGAAGAATAATATACTTCTTCGCGTAAGAATGCCATCTAGCAAGCTCCCTCTTCAAATGACCATACACATGCCATGTATCAATAAAAAGAAGCTCCGTTTCTTCTATGGGACATACCAAATCATCCCCCTCGTAGAAGCTAGCATTGATATTTTCAGTTTCACACACATCGAGAAATTTATCTATCGCGTCACAGCCAACTAAATCAATTAATATCATATGTGCTCCCTCTTTTCCCCGGATTCCATCCGCCAGGGCATACGAGCTCACCGCTCCTCTCACCCCACATTCCGTTATATGAGTACATTCTGAGGCATACTTCCGAAGCGTTGGCAAGTGTTCGTGAATATCGGATGGGTTCTTACATCTCTCCAAATAACCTCGTTCAATGAATGACATTTTTATAAGGGTTATTATATGTAAACGTTTAACCCACAACGAATACTAAGGGTGAAATATTTAATCTTTAACCTATATAGATATGCCGAAAAGAACACGAAAAGTGCGTAAAAATAAACGCCTACGCAGGAGACGTTATACTCGTAAAGGGGGGGGTGGAGAAAGGACGTATGTCTTTTTAATAGCATATAGGGCACTAAAACCCCAAGAAAGAAGGCGAGAAGAACTCATAGAATGTCTGAGTAGTATTGAAGCTTATTGTAAGAAACACCATAAGAAATATGCCATATATATCGCTGAAGAAAATAATGTTTATCCTTTTAACAGAGGCATCTTATTAAATGCGGCTTTTCTGGAGTCGGAAAAGAAGTATACTTTCCCGCGATTATATATTCACATCAATTGCGACTATACCTTTGATATGACAAAAGAATTTCCAAAGGAGCTAGATGATTTTGATGGAAACGGATTTTTAGATCTCTATAATCATTCTCATTCACGTTATCCAGGGACTACTGTAGGGGGCGCATCCTGTTTTGGAGCAGATGTATTCAAAAAAGTAAATGGATTCCCTAATAAAATGCATGGATGGGGATTTGAGGATAATGTATTAAAGTCGCGGGCGAAAAAAGCGGGTGTACCTATGTTATCGGATGTAATGGATATTCTAATTAAGAAAAACTTGATTATATCAAGGAATTCTTCAAATTTAGATAGAAATATGTCACAGCTTCATGTAAATAAACATGTACATAATACATTTAATACTCATAATGATGACGGATTAAATACATGTAAGTATTTTAATGATGGCCCGGGTGAGTTTGATAATGCCGATAAACATATTACACATACATTGTTTAACTGGGGAAAATAAAATATATAATTATATGAGTCTTCCATGGGCAATTGTCCAATATGGTGAGACGTGTAAAAACGAAACGAACCCGAAAGAACAAAAAGCAAAAAGAAATAAATCAAACAAGATATACCCACTATAGATGAAACCCTGCACTACTATACAAACCCTGCGCAAACCAAAGATACTCAATATGTCTATCTTTGATTGGCTCATATCTCTTCTAGTCGCCGTCCTTGTCGGCTATTTCTTCAAAATACGTGGATTTTTCTGGATACCCTTCCTATTCGCCTGGATTCTCTTAGGAGTCGCAGTTCATTCCTATTTCGGTGTCAATACCATGCTCGGATATTACCTAGGCATCAATCCCATCCCCATTCGTGAAGAATGTATCTGATTCCGACAGCTTGAGGTTGAACTTCTTTTATAATACTATACCGGAATCATGGGTACTATGGAAAAAGTTCCCCACGCGTCGGAAGACCCCTTTTTGAAACTCTATACAATACAAGAAATGCTACAAGATTCCATCACACCCTTTCTAACTTCCGAAGGCGCCCTTGTATTCACTCTCACCTCCAACGGATACAAATTCTTAACATACAATCTCGTAAAACATTTACAAGATATCAAAGCACCCTGGAAGCTCTGTGTCATTTGCGCGGATATCGGATCTTTCCACTTCTTCCGGGGCTTCGGCATTCCATGTATCCGTATGAAGAACACCCTCCAAGATTTCGGAACAGAAGTTAGCCCCTTCGGAACAAAACATTTCCAAACTCTCAATCTCAAAAAACTAGAACTCCTCTCACACTTTTCTTCCGACCCGGCGGTTCGTTTCGGAATTTATATGGATGGTGATATTGTCGTGTATTCCAATTTCCTTCCAGACATTCTTGACCGCCTAAGCCATCCGGCAGCTCCCAAACTATATCTTCAATGTGATGAACAAACCCGGGTGGATTGCGCTGGAACTCCGAGCTGCCCGAATGCCTGTAGCGGATTCCTAGCATGGTCTCATGGAGTTGACAGCCGTATATTTACAGTAAATGATGAAACAAGAGATTTGTGGAAATCCAAACCTGAAGATCAAGTCTTTATCAACGCCATGTTACAACGTCTCAATATCCCTGCTATGACACTCCCACGCAATCTCTATCCAAATGGCTCGTTTGTAAGCCTCTATAACAATGGCTCTCTCCGAAAAAGAGATAGTTTTCTTCTACATTATAATTATCTCATAGGAGCAGCTAAAAAGACAAAAATTAGGAATAATGGCGATTGGGTGATCCCCTACTAACACCCCTATAAAATTGTAGGCCCCTTTCCCAAATCATCGCATACACATGGAGGAGATAGATGATACTGTCAGCTTGCGTATAAAAATTCCTACCCCTCGTCCTGAGTATGTCCCTACTTACATGACTCAAAAACGTTTCAAAACAATCCTATTCATTATAATTCAAATCATTATGTGTACCATACTTCTTTCGAGGATCTTACATCTATATTAGACGTATCGCTTGGATGTTATTGTCTGTTTACACATGGGGCACGCATTGTTTCGTTTTAGCCATTCTTGAATAGCATGTTCTTCAAAGAGATGATAGCAGCTCGTCAGAATAAGAGAAGCACACTCCTCATACAGTGTTAAACTTATAGGACACGAGTCCTTTTTTGATATGGCCTCTTTTTTTATTAACTCACCCACAAACTTGGGTATAGGACATACTTCCTCTTTCCTACTTTCCAGTTCCCTTATCTTTAGAATCATACGGGATCTTTGGTACTGCTGCCGCATGATTTGTACATCCAAAATATCACTGGACGCCTTTTCTGGACTATATAAGAAGGACCCAGATCCAATAAATAAACTTCTCCTATCTGTATCTAATATGGGTATCCACTGATCTTCACCTCTATAAAATGCCGCGTAAGGGGTTTTCCAAACATACATTGAATACGACACACCGTCCTTCGTAAATTCTACTTCTTCAGGTATATCATTATCCTCCAATGTTTCTTTTATATATATTTTACAATCGTTGTCCTTATCTTCTTTAGAGGGTATTTCAACACCCTTCGGACACATCAACATGAATCTCTTATTATCAGCTATCACCCCCTCTTTTAATAATGTGAATTTTGGAAATTTACTAAATAGGTTCATACATGCAAAAAGTCTTGAGGTATCCCTCAAATTTAGGCCTTTGAAATCCAGTGCGGCGTATTCCTCTTTGTATATTTCAGCAGCTCTCTTTTTGGACCTAGATAGTATGCCCTATATGCCGAAATAGAATTCGATCGTTGAAATTCTTCTGGCATCGCCTGGGGTGGCTGTTTCCAACCATTGTCCTTTAACTCGGCAGGGGGGTTTGCACTAAGCCAGTGAATATGCTTCTCGCTACCATGCTCCTTCTTTGCCCCAAACCGATGTTTATATTCCTGACAAAGATGTTTCCCTAGTTGACATAACCACATATAGTGCTGAAGACTCTCCCGTGTCCAAATGGCAGAAGGATGCTTCCTGTTCCGAATAGATTTATATCCCCGCTCAGTCATATCTTTACGATACGGCGCAGTGCTAAAATCAGGTGTCTCTCTAAGAACCCAGTGGGCGGTATAAAGCAGTTGGGTCGTTTCTAAAATCATCTTTACAACATGCTTGTCACAATGCCAGCGCGCACAGCGTGATGGTTTGTGGGATACGTAGAAGATGTTCATTCGTTCGTGTGATTTACAAGGGTGAGGGGATTCATTCAATTTTTTTATCAGCTTTCAGTAAGATGGATACATTCACATGTGATCTGGTCATTGCATATTATAAAGAAAATCTATCCTGGATGAAAGAATTTGAAACATACTCTTTCCGTAAGATCTATATCTACACAAAGGGAAAAGATCCAGAACCACCCTTCAAGAAAGATAATATTGAAATTATTAAACTTGACAATATTGGGCGATGCGATCACACATATATATATCACATTGTCCAGAATTATAATACGTTGGCAGATGTCACCATATTCTGTACTGGTTCTATAGGGAATCTTCCCCATAAGAATGACACTTTACGTATTATTGTCCCCAAAGTCTTTGAAACAAAAACATCCGCCTTTCGTGTAAGTCATGAACCCGACTATAAAACCAAGCTTACGGGATTTAAAATAAATTCTTGGCGTTCTTCAAACAAAAATAATCAAGAAAACATTTCTCAAAATAGCGTTCATCCGGCCACAATTCGTCCCTTTGAAAAATGGTATGACAAATTTTTCAAAGGAATTGATATTCAACATGTGACCTATGGAGGGGTGTTTGCTGTAAGCAAGGCACATATACATCATAGAAAACTTGAATTTTACAACGAGCTTCTAAATGAGTTCCCTCAACATTCAAATCCCGAAGTCGGACATTATATCGAACGTGTATGGTTGGCTATCTTTCACCCAGTTCCAAAAGAATGTCTGTATCTCGTGAATGAACATGCTCCACCCCCGAAAAAATACACCGGAGGCTATACCCGAAAGATAAAACGTAGAAAGCTACGTAGACGACGTAATACACGGTAGACTTTTACTTGTTCTCCAATTCAGTGACAATCGACTTTGTCCCAATCCCGGGATGCCCGTAGGTGATGGGGGGAGTTATTACATACATGTTTATCTTGTCCGCGAATTTTGCCAAATGTATGTCTGGAACATCTAACATATGCTCCATACATGGACGGATTTTAGATGCAATACTATCGTTCCGAACAATATACGACCATATACCCCAATTCTTTGTAGAAGTCACATCCTTATCCAGCTTTATAAGGTGTTCCGATACTTTCTTTCCTTGTATCGTAGGTGTGTTTTTATCCAAAAAGAGTATGTCCCAATCCGCGGCATGTTTTTGTATTTCATCCTCCAAGGCAAGAAGCCTCTCATGGAAATCGGGAGTAATATGTATATCATCCTCCGATATAAAGGTTGCCTTTTTATCTGCCGTCGCGGTTTTGGAAATATGATCAAACAAGTTCCGATGCGCCAAATACGCACCAATCACACCCAAATTAAAAACATCCCCTTTCCGATTTTTGTAATTCGTCGTTCCGACTCCAAGCTCAGGTAGTTTGTTGATATCCTCCTTTTTTATCACAACACCATCCCATTTCTGAAGATTAATTCCAGCTTCTTTTGCCTGCCGGTCCATTTCCGTCCAACGATATGGATGCGATGGCAACGTAATGGTATACGCGTCCTGAAAAAGATTCGTATGCTTTTTCGCCCCTCCCCTTTGCCTACTACGCCTTCGCGCACGCCGTCGGGTGTATTTCCGATTTTTAACCATTCCCTATTCAAGCGGGCGATTTTCTATTTGAAAGAAATCACCTTCAGGACATACAGCCCATCTTTGCTGTGCGCGTAGAACAAGTCCCAATAGCTCATCCATCGCAACAACTACATTGTTCCGTAAAAGATATTCATAGGACCCAACCACTTTTTCCATCATTGCCCTACTTATCAAAAAAGACACAGGCTGCTGAAAGGTTGTTGTCGCCTTCATCGCCGGCGTAATAGGACGTTCTACGTGTAGACTTCCCGTCCCAAATAAAAGAAAATCATCCGTCCCCGCAAATGCAAAGCGAGTTGCCATTTCCTTCACAGCCCGTATATACGCACACAGCCCCTCCAAGCTGTAATTTTTTGTCGTAGCACAGTGACTTTCAAACACGCAGAGATGCGTCATATTCGTCTTTAATACACGTTTCATCAACTCCACATAACTCAATAAGTGTCCTATCTCTTCTGCTGTTCTCACTTTCTCACCCTGTGTAGCAGATTTCACCGGATGCCCTTCTGCCACACGTTTTGCTCCATCTACATGCTGAAAGCCACGTAATATGATATTCATCTTCTTTTCCAGATCTGCCTTACAGGATGCTGGTTCCAATATATAAAATCCTATAAATCCGGGTGGTTTTCCCACAAACTCTGCCAGACATTCTTGTAGAGTTTGTGCCATTCTGTAGAATATGCTATAGGAACATTTAAGTTGCCTTCACCCGCACACCCTTATATCCATTCGTAAAGGGCGTCAAGCTATGCTGCCTTGTAAATTCAGAAATGTTGAAATTATCACGAGGAGGTGCTGGATTTATTTGCATAGGACCCTTTTGTTCAAATATCGCAAAAATGTAGCGATGTTCTCCTGAAGGAGGAGAAGGAGGTGTCCAATCGACAATTTGCTCTCCTGATTCTGCATTTGAACCCTTACAATTTATTATAAGCCAATGAAGATACCCCTTATTTGGCGTAGAGTTCCCTGAAGCATCTGGTGGTAAAATATCAGGATCCCAGCACAAGAATGTATAAAGCTTATTGTCTTTAGGGGTGTTCCATGCCGTATGTGGCCTAGAAATAATCGCCCTCGCCTCACTCTTTGTCATTTTATTTCCAAAAATGGTTGCAGAATTTTTAATATTTGGCTGGAATTTCACATTAAAATCAATATCGGGCTGCCCATTCGGATATGGAGCACCTGTATTCGCTAAAATATCTAGATTGTCCGGGTTTCCACCACGCTGCTTTCTAAACCGACGTGTCTTTGCGCGCCTACTTTTTTTACGCAACCGAGATACACGCTTCCCAGCCATCTATTAAATACCATAGATAGAAAATAAAATCTTGGTTTGATTCACAAACTCTGTATATCCAAGAAGCTGACCTGCTCGGAGGCGTATTGCTCGCTGTAAAGGAACATCCAGCTCTTTTAAACGCTGTCTTAGATTCACCGAACGATAGGTGGCTGTCAAATCTGCATAAAGAAACAATGGCCTACCCAGCGATTCATTCACCCAATTATGAAGCTCCCAAAACCACGTCTTCACATATTCCTTTAGATCTGTATAGGGGGTCGTCGTAATTATCTTTTCTATAGGATGCTCCTTCAAATACACTTCGTAGTGCTCCTTACAAGATGGACACGGTATCACTTTCACAAGTGATTTCATAATACGAATCAAAGCTCTACGTTCATCTCCTTGAAACTGAGGAAAGGCTGTAGAACCTGCACGCTCCGCCATACCATGTAAAATACTCCAAAGAATCGGCCCCCATTCATTTGCGTCTGGATATATTTCAGGTGGCAGCTGACATGCACATGGCATTTCTTTTTATAGGGGGCGTTATCAACAACTCCTATAAAACGCAGTCTATAGCATCCAAATGAAGGATATATCTCTTGGATACCGTTTCAAGAACAAACCTTTTGATTTAAGATCTGATAACGGTATGAGCCGTGCATTCAAAATAATCCGGGGTATGTTCGGCAAGCTGCCTTTCTTACAACTACTGTTGGCAGCTTTTGTTTTATGTTCCGATATCAAATCATGTAAGATCATACTTTTTTAAGTACGTCTTTAATCAGATTGCCAAGTCTTACCACTTCTATTGCTGTATGCAATCTTTGATTATACATAAATCCTACACTAACCGCCATACCTATACTCAGACCCAGAATAAGCCCAGCTATCACACCCATCGTTGACCCATCGTAATAACCGAGGTTGTAGAGTCGTAACACTCTGCGCTTCGCTTCGTCTACTGTTTTACGAGGATCGTCCATGGGGAATTACCTAGCCTCCCCATGCCGCAGCCATTCAAATTTATTCCGATTCGTCGGACCCCTCCTCGGCATAATTTACATGCTTCCTCTCCCGAAGATTGTAATGAGGCTGTGGACTATCTTCTATAACTTCTTCCGCAACAGAACCTACAACCTTAGGATCTCTAACATAATCGTTCAGTGTATCAGGGGATGTTTCTTTCGCAATAGATGTAATAACACTATCATTCTTTCCCCATATATATTCCATAAAATATACAAATGTTCTGCGGAGAGGTCCAAACATTCCTATACACATTAAGAAGTATCTCATTTAAGTGCCGCGCCAACCACCCTCCAACCAATCTTTTACTCTGGCGCGTATCGGATCATACCGAGACTCCTGTATAGGTATATATACACGTGGATCCGCTTCCAGAGCCCCTTTAAAGTCAAGATATTTTATACGACACGCCTCGCGTTTTATATCATCGGGCTTTCGCACCGATCCATCCAGGTTCTCATTCGCATATGCCGCGCTCTTGGAAGTCATCGCCCCCATAGGAACAAGCCGAAAGTCTATTTCGTCCCAGCGATTGGCACACTCCAACGTCTCGACGGTTTCTAATTTCATGTTTAACCTCGCAACCCGTTTCCTATAGCTCGCCATAATCTGGGAATGCCTCGCATTCGTCGGTCCAACCAAAGAATAGGCGAAATCTTTGGCTAAATGACTAAACTGTTTTCCTTCTCTTGGCGCCCACTTTGCAAGCAAACTAAGAGGACCCCCCAAGATATTCTTCTCATCCTCTACAAGTTGCCTCGATGCGATTTCAAATATAACATTCGCAGGAATATTGGAACCCTTCTCTAGAAGCATAAACATATCCTTCCAGCTACCATATTTGGGAACCAATTCTAACAAACTCGTCACAATTTCCGGATAGAACTCGTAGAGAGTTCCTAGCATTACATAAAAAGGGTCTTTTAATCCAAACCCACCTCGCACATCACGAATCTTAAATACCTGGACAAATGCCTCTATGAGATTTTTATCCGTAATAGACTGAATCGCCTGCACTATATGATCCCTTGTTATTTCTGTTTTATCCAACATTCCTCTATATATATTGTCACATACTTTTAGACCATACCGTTTCATAATTTATTTACTTGCTCTGGGTATATGAATTGCTGCCCCTCGGCCACTTTTCATTTCCTAACAAACGGTGTCGATATACATGAGCAAAATATACAAGCAGAAGGAGTTATACGACAGTTTCTTCCCTATAAGGCCATAGCAAATGTCCGTTATAACTATACAAGAGGCGATGGGGCAACTCTTACCGTCTCTGCTGATAAAAAAACATACATATACTTATTTCCCTGTAATGATTCCGGTTTAGTCGTCTATAACAAATTCCTAGAAAACCTCCCTGTGTAAAAATTATTATATTATTTTGTATTCTGCCAAATAGTATGGACAAAACATATTGTCAAACCGCCATTCTTTACTTGCCTGGATGCTACAAACCTACCCTTACATATGAGCCAAGACCTATCCCACCTTTCGGAGCTCGCCCCTTATTGCTTCAAGGAAAAGTGGTCAAAGTCGTTGGAAATGATGGAATAGAAACTGGATTCTGGCCCGATGGATATATATTACGAAAAAGATGTAGCACACAAGAGTTGCGCGCCTTTTATCCTAAACCACTCATATCAGACGTATTTCACAACAAATCCGACGGCACATTTTACAACTTCCACCCGAATGGCGCTGTCACACGTCATAAAGAAAATAACGTGTATCATTGGTCTGCTGAACTATTTGATGATTCTGTTACACACGGCGCTATATTCTCATCCCATGTCTGTGGGACGGAGACGGTCTTTGATGATGAATGTGTAGGCGATTGTGATCCATCCCTGAGTAGAAATTGCTCTAAATCATGTCTATGCGAATGCTAACGAAGAAGAAGGGATACATATATTACCATCGCATACGACGACGTCATGATGATACATACAGTCAACATTGTATGTATCATCATTCTAAGATGCATTTTTTCAAAAGCCAGCTGCTGCTGTTTCTTCGTTAATTCTTCTATTTCCTGCGAATAACTATAATTGGCTTCCTGTAGGTCATTGTTGAACCTATTCAAGAGTAACACTTCACTCTCTTGAGACGGCTTCCTATGTGGCTTTATATCCTCCCTTTTTCCACAGAACAGTCTTAGACACCCAGCTGTGTAAGAAATACACATACCGACTGTCGCAAGAATATTATTTATACTATTCTGGATCTGCATTTGTATACTTTACACAGCATCCTGCGGTGATTCAATTTTCAAAGCCAGCCCTTGAATGTATCGCGACCCTTTCGCCCAGGCAGTCTCTTGAAATACATCTTCTCGCGCAGCCCGCACCCACTTTTCAGAATATCCACCTTTTTTCGCCTTCTCAATAAGATCCTTGATCTCTACCTGTACACCCTCTCGCAACTCATAGGTCGTTAGAAGCCATTTTACATAGTCCCTCAGCTTGTCCTCTACAAAATCAGATAGTCTCTCCTTTATAAATACGAACGAGGGAAGAAATGTCTCCGTTTCTGTCAAGACTTCCGTGGTAGCCTCCTCCGACCCCATTGCTACACGTAAAACCGTCTGAACCTGCGCCTCCGCTTCCAAAACATAGCTATTGAATTCTACAAACATTGCATCCGTTCGCTTTTTATGCCCCACAAGCGAATTCTTATGCTTTGTAACAGAAGCGGCATGACTTCTCAATAAATTTGTTATGAGAGCCGCCTTTGTTTCAAGCGCACGAATAGACTCCGCGTCGTCTTTTATAGGCTTTGACGTGGTCTCAATCGTATCGAAAAAAGGGCGCAACGTCTGTAAATAAAAGACTGGGTCATCATGATACATGAAATTAGAAATAAATAAAATGAACCGCCCATCATCTAAGAACTCCAGATCTATATCTCCCCCACGCGATTTACCCACAATCCCCTGTCGCAGACTCACTAAAATACCACCCTTGACATCTGGATGTAGGCGCAAATCCCTGCGAAACTTGTTCACCTCCTCTGTAGACACCATACGCGAATAATTCTTAACTTCCCAGAAATAGGATCCATCCGCCCTATTCATACGTATATCTGCCGTCTCAGATCCCTTGCTCACCACTTGAATATCACAATCATATGCGCGCTTCAAATGCCCCTCCATAAGAGTCTCCCCAAGCGTCCCCTTTTCTTTGGAGGATGCCAATGTCTTCGTCATAGATTGCTGCAGGGATTCCACACGTTTTCCAACCCCGTCCATCGCCTTATCCAGAGCCTGTTGAAGACGCAAAATCTGTTCGTCTTTTGCCGCAATCAACTCCAACGATGATTCCTTCATCTCCTTTTGTATCTGCGAACGAATCGCCGATGCCCCCACCTCAAGAGCTTCTAACCGCATTTGCGCCACACGCATCCCCTCTTCTGCCTTTAATTTCTCCTGCTTCAACTTGCTCAATACAGCCTCCTGCTGCTTTGTAGTGTCCCGCATAGTCTCCTCAAAATCCCGGGTGGCCTGCTCCATAACTTCGGAATGCGTTTCTTGGCGCAGAGCATCCATACCCTTTTTTTGAATAAACGCCAAGGCATCCGCACCCAAGCGTAAAGCTATGGCAACATCTTTGGGGCCCTTCTCTAAATAGATGGGTGGTATCACAAAATTCACTGGAACATGTACCCGAAACATTTTCGTGTTGGATGCCATACGTCTCTATATATAGAACGCGCCAAGGCTTTGAGTCCTGGAATTTTGCAGATATTCTTCTCCTATATGAATAGTATGGCATTCAGCACAGGTCAATTAGAAGATCACGCCTTTTTTCTTTTGTTTATGATAACGGTCATTGTTGTATATTGGCACGCGGTTTGGGGAATTTTAGATAAGATAGAATCCTATGTCCTTTTTCAGACGAACATGGCAAAGACCGAGTTTCACGTAATAACTATCTTATTCGTCATTCTCATTATTGGTATATTCCCAAAAATCCTACAAAAGTTTTAGCTTCTATAGATAACGGTATAAAGGCTATTCAATACAGATGTATATTATGAAAACTCGTTCCCAGACCTATTCGCTCTTTACTGTATCCGAAATGGAGGCGGCCAAGGCTCTTCTAGAGCTCAAGAATGCTTGTGGTGTTCAGGATAAGATGGTTACGCGCTCTAAACATAGTCAGCAGACTGTATCTACTCCGATTGTTTCTCAACGTCCCCGCCGCTCTGTGGCAAACTATCAGCGTTCCTAAACGCACGACATTGCCTGCACTCACAGTCCTCTGTTTCTAGACATTTACATTTAGAACAATCCCCCGATACCAATGGTTCACGACATGCCTCACAGAGGTTTGCCGCGGCTAGACACGCATTCATACCCGACACACAGGACGGGCAGGGTTGAAAAAAATGTATATATTGAAAGTTAAATACTGATTCTATCGTTATATTCTTAGGAACTCCGCAGGCGTCACACAAATTATCCTTCTCGGCTCTTTCTACCCATTCGTTTTCGTAATTCTTCTGACATACATCGCACCAACATTCACATACACTATCGCACGATGAGCTATGGGGATGCTTACAGAGCAATTCTTCCATTCTTTTTGAATACATACCGAGTTGCTTAGACCGCCCCACCCTAAAAGGCATTCGATGCCAAGCTAGGAAAATCATGCGGATATACACAGTTTCGCTCCGTTCGGAAGGCCTGTTTCAACTCGGGCGACAAATTCATACTCCCATCCTCATTCAAGAGCTTGTGCCTTTTGGCATATTCCTTTAAAGATGTATATACATTCGCCAGAGATGTCATACCATCCTTATTGAGCCACGGCTGTCCGAAGAAGTTATTGTATTCTTCCGTGGGTTTCCGCTTTGTAGTATCCAACTCAATCGCTTGAAAGGGATTCGCCGCGACAGGTTGCACATATATGCCGTTTTCTGAACAGAATTGCATAAGTTTAGAGAACTTATCAGGTGTCCCCACTTCTACGACCACTTTCACAGATTCATAGACTAGCGTTTTAGGTTCCATCTTGTAAAAAAGGAAATAGGCGCACCGGTGTCAATTTTTCATTAGAGTTTCTTCACTTTCGTTAACGTAGCCCCCCAGAACTTTTGAAATACAGTCCCTTGTTGCTCTATTACATTATTCACAACAATGAGAGGATTCGTCGCGGACCTTTTCATCGCCCTCTCAATATCACTTCCATCTGCGTTCATACATGTGGCATATTTCAGGAATTTGGAAGAATCATTCATAATTTCTGGCGTAAAATCTGGAACATTCAACCAATCTTTCTGAACATTCCAAGGATACTCTGGATCTATAACGGAGAAATCCGCTAGTTTGGATGGAATCGTAATAGAGTCCCAGCCATTCGCTTTACGCTGCTGTTCTGTCATCTTTGTCGGATCCGTTTCCATTTCCCTACGCATACCTTCTTCCGCTTCCTTTCTCTCTCTTTCAATGGCCTCCTCCACAACATTCACAAGTGGTTTTGTTAGGCGAGTTCGAATCTGATTCCAACTCGCCCCATTTGTTGCTGGAGGCATCGGTCCAAGAGTAGGGAATAATGTCGCCGAATCCATATCTTCTGCAGTTAGAACAATATCTTCTGGCTTCATTTCAGCTCTCTTCGAAGGAGGAATGTAGATACTACGCTTCAATAGAGGCGGACCCACTCCATCTTTCGACGTTGTCGGCGTAAACTTGATAGGCTGTAGTTGTATTCCTTCACACGGCTTTAACATTTTGGGCGTAAAAAATAGGCGACACACGCCCTCCCTCAATTTTTACTCAGCCTTTTCACGGAGTCTTTGTAAACTACGCCGCAAATGAGCCTTCTGTGGTGATTCTACACGAATCCATCCTTCATCATCCTCAAGCTCTCTTCGCGGTTTCTGGACCACCCTTTCCTGTTTCTCGGAGGATATTCCTGGATTCGCTCCAGGAGTCCTATAGTTCAGTTTGAAGACGCCACCTACCACTGGAGTAACATTATCAAGATGTAGTAGCTGATAGTGGGGCTCATGGATTCCATACATATCTTTACAAGTATCGGCAGATAGAATACGACTATTTATAGGCACCTTCATCGTGGACTACCTACAAGTTGGAGGTCCCACGCAATCAATTTTTGAAGCGGCTGTATCATCGCATTCCACGGAATGCCTCTACTCCAGAATTAGGGACCTTTGCTAGCATCTCTCTATACCTTTTCTGAGTTGTTAACATTTTTACAGGGTGATATAGATGATTTGGATCAATCTCCTCATCGCGCCAGTCATGTCTCCAAATAATCGCAGATAGTTCTTCAGGCATAGCTAACTCCATATTTTTTTCATGAACGATCGTATTGAACATAATCTCAATAAAATAAAGACGGCCATGGTTCCTCACCACGTTCGCTATTTCATTTAAAACCTTTCTGGAGACTCTTGTTGCACAAACTAAGCTCCTATAGAGTGGTTGTGATGTAAGTTCTTCTGCGTCAAACCACCATTCAAAATCAGGATCCTCTTCTTGCCTCACGTTCTGTTTAGCAATCAAATCGGTAGTAGGATATTTCGCATCCAAATCCGTTAGAATACTTACACGTGGAATGAATACATCTTCTTCTATAAACCAGACATGAGAGGGACTCATATTTTTTACGTTAAAATAATAAAGTGCCTTGTCCCAGGCAGAAGGAATCTTTCCTATAGCTATGTTTGATTTCGTATAGTGGGCCTCTAGAACTTCTTCATCGCTAATCTTAATAAATGTCATAGAGGGCTCTTCGGGTGTATGACAGTATATATCATCGCATACAATATACACCTTATAACTTTTTGCCATCTTTTTAGCAAAGTTGATAACAATCTCGGTTGGGCATACACAGAGAAGAGCGATTACGATGTTTGAGTTATTTTGAAAGGGTTCTGTGTGGGCTGTTCTTAAATACAGAACTGCAAATATAAATAAGAAAAATAAAAGATAGAACTTCATTTTATTTTTCTAGCAACTCTATTTCTGGGGCGCATAATATATCTGGACTACTGAGTGAAGTAGCTAGCGGAACTTTGACCATACAAGAATCCTTGGGTAATTTTATAGAAAGAGTTTCTTTCGGTACAGGAGGACTCCAGACAACAACTACCTTTGTTTCGTTTGCAAGAATGAGCCAATCCACCAACTTCAGCACCCTCCCTCTGCACACACCTTCTGTGACAATGACATTTCCATCCGTCACAACAGTAGCTCTTTGCCCCCCACTGTGATGAGATAACAATGTTCTGGGCGGATATGACATTCTGATACAAAAAAAGGGGTTATAAGGGCGTCAATTTTCACTTTAGCCGGTGTAAGGAACCTCTGTAGAGAATACTGAATACAGGCGCGCCCTGGATACCCATGTCCGCAAAACTATTATAGACTGTTCCATCATATCCTACTATACACTCGCGCATATAGTAGTAGGCTATTTCATAGGGTGTTCCGTTTCTCTCCACAAAGAGACTTGTCGATCCAAGACGCTTATATACCACTGGTTCCTCCGCGGCCTGTTTGGCTCCTATACGCTTGGCGCGGGCATCCAACCGTTTCCTTGCCCTTGTCGCCTTGTTTTTCTTCTCGACATATTGCTGCATATCGAGACCGGGATTTTCTTGCGCGTATACAATCCTTTCATCGTAGAACTTTTCATATTCTTTCAAGGTGCGTATCTGCAACTCTACAGATGGACATTTCCAAAGACGTACGCTAATCTTGAAAAGCTGCTGTAGATATTTAACTTTCTGCGGATCCGTCCGATTGTCAAGCAAAGCCATACTCAAGCGCTTCTGAAAGACTGTTCGCTTGTCTGGCTCATACGCAGTCAGCATGCCACTGGGAGAAAGAGTTTGCGCCCAGGCATCATAGTCTGAATAGTATTTGCGCTCACATCTCACAATGCCTTTGTCGGCAGCCTTCACCTGGAGTATGCCTGTCGCCATCTGAATTGCCACACAGTAGTTATTCTCATCCAAGATCCACTTGAACTTTGTGCGTATGGGTATAGTAGGGGTGGCCTTCTTCTGCGAATACACAATGTTGTAAAGATCTTCCATTTGAGCTTTGGGGGGGTGACGATATAGGTAGCGAGTATGAGTTCAATTTTTTCGTAAAAATACCAGCGTCTGGTTATATCAATAATATCCTCTTAAGGGGTTCTTACTGTAATTATATCCGCGCCGTATCATCGCATTTCGGGGGCTATAGGTCTTACTATACCGAAGCATCTTTACCAGACGCGTATCGCGTGAAGCCTCCATCTTACTTGCCGAACAACCCATTGTGTATTGTATAACCGGTGGAATGCGGCACTCCAATTTTTACAGTGAAAAATAGGGCGCTACAGAGCCTCTCCCTATTCTTGTTTTTTGTCTTTTTTGTCTTTTTATCTACGCCTGTTGTGGCGGGGAGGGAGCTCAGATGCCAAAGCTGTCATGCGGCTCTGCGGCTGAGAAACCCTGGGCACTTCTGCAATGCCTGCCGGCTGCCAGAGGCGATTGGTCATCCACTCCTTGTGCCAGCCTGGCTCACCTGGGTGAAGGAAGGGGCACTTGTGAGGCGTCAAGAGCTTGCCGCTCACAGGGCAGATGCGCTCGTGGGACCAGCACTCGGAGCTGACGTGCATCGTGGTAGGCTTGGCGCCACCCGTGTGCTTGTCGCCCACGCAGGAATACAGGCGGAGGCAGAGACGACCGTTCTTCTCCACTTGCTCATTCCTCTTGAGGTTGCGGCGAGCCTCTTGGGCGACCTTCTCCTCAATCTGCCTCTGCCTGTAGGCCTCCCTGCTACGAGCGTCCCTTTCCTCCGCCTCTGATCGGGTCCGCTCATACTCGGCCATCACGGCCTCCCACTCTGGATCATAGCCGTTCGGGTAGCACATGTCATACCAGCTCCCACCGCACGCAACATGGCAGAGTTGCTCTGCGATCTCGTGGCTGAAGATCTCCTTGGCGCTCTTGTAGACGGCACTCGCGCGGAACGTCTCTATCGGGCCAGGACCATCCGGAATACAGTCAGAGCACCCACACGAGCTAGAGTGCTGATACTCGGGTAGACGGACAATGGGCGTCGTCATCAAGCCCCTCTCCAGCGTCCTCTGATACCTCTCCCGCGAGGCTCTCTCCTCCTCTTCTTCTGGGAAGTAGTTCTCCACCCAGAAAGGATTTCCCTCCTCCAGTCTGGCCAGCGCGTCCTCCTCTTCGAAAGGAGAGCACACAGGCCAGGAATCACCCGTCTTCATAAATGCTACATCGTCAAACATTTCGTCTGTTTCCATCTCGCAAGATTGAATACAGACGGAAGAGGGATCCACTCGTTCAATTTTTTTGGTGTGGGATTGAGAACCCTGGTTAAGAAGACTAAGATACAGCTTATAGTTATCTGCGGAACTTTCGGTAAAATTGCTGGGAAGTCATTGGTATTTCAAGACAGGGATAACTCAGTCCACTGCCCCTACACGTAATTGCCTCGCCTGATTAAGCGTGCCCGTCACGTCGGTAAACATTTTCGGCCAAATGGGTTGCCCCATGACCAGGTATGTTCTCTCTCATCGAACCCTAGTTAGCTAGTAAAGATCGCGCGCGTTCACCACTTTCATGGTTACTTCAGCCGCAGTTACAATAGCCCACCCATGTGCCTTAGGATATGCATAGCAGTCCGTCCGATCGCCACAGGAATTGGATGTAATAGAAGATGGTGTCAGAGCGCTCTGGGCTGGTAGAGCGCTCTGTCAGAGCCTCTGTCAGAGCTCTGGCCCCGCCTGGGGCTGGGTGATCAAAGGGACTAGGCATCTGGGCGTTCAATTTTTTCCAGAAATTGAAAGAGGCCGAAAAAATACAAGAAGGGCCTATCGCATACCCCCCCCTTTTTTATAGATCTATCAATTTCTGGATAAAATTGAACGGGGGGGTTCTACAAGCCATGTTCTGCCTCCAGAGCTCTGGGGGGACGGACGTGGCAGAAAGGGTCGGCCACGACGAGAGAGTAGCGGGGAAGGGGCTATTCTCGCCAGAGCGCTCCAGAGCGCTCTGGCACACGGACGTGGCATAACGGGTCGGCCACGACGATAAGAATAGCGGGGAAGGGGCTATTCTCTTGTAAGAAATGGGCATACCATATCGTGAGTAGAGTTCACTCTGCCGAGATCTGGAGGCCAAGGGGTATATTTACACCCGAGCGACAGCACGCCTTAGCAGCTCTGTTGTGCGACGTCACGGCTATATGAGGGGTGAATCGGCAGCTTCTTACTCAAGAGCTGGGCCTTCTTAACAGGCATTCCGGAGGTGACGAGCGGTTCTGCGAGGTAGGGGCAGCACCAAAAAAGAACGATGGACATTTTTTCGTTCTGTTCACAGAGGGGAACCATCTTACCAAGATGACAAGAGCCTTGTGTGGAATAAAAAACCCAATGAAAAAATTGAATCGTCATTGCCCCCCTTTTTTATCACACCCCCAGTCTGAAATGAATACCACCGAGATACTCTATATACTCTCCCAGATGAAGAGCCAGGTTTCCCAGATGAATGACCAGATTTCCCATGTCGAGTCAATGCTTGGAAAGAAGCCAACAGTTCCTAAAGAGGATAGGCCCAAGCGTGAGATGTCGGCAGGCATGAAAGCCTGGCACGAGTTCAATAAGCGTCTGGATGCTCTTCTTGCCGAGAAGAGCGTCCAATTCAAGCGTGTCGCAGAGGCCAAGCAATTCGCCTCTCACTTGAAGAAGCTCAAGACTGACTGGACAGATGACGAGATTCTTGAGCAGCGCGGAACCTGGGAGCCCCCACCCACAGAGACAAAGGTCACCGAGCTACCCAGTGACGCAGAGGATGCTCCAAAGAAGGCCGGTCGCCCCAAGATGACCGACGAGGAAAAGGCGGCTGCAAAGGCAGCACGTGAGGTCAAGAAGAGCGAAGAGGCTGCGACCCCTATAAAAAAGTCATCCAAGCTGGGTAGCGCACCCGGCGCTCCGAAGAAGGGACTCAAAGTCGCTTGGGAAGAAACCGCAGAAGTTGCGCGGAATCTCATGAAAGAGGCAGATGAGCTACTCTCTGAATAAAATTGATTGGATGCTCCATGTCGTCGAGGCATATATTCATGGACTATACACCTCGTAAGAAAAAGAGCGACAAGGCAAAAGAGAAATATGACCGCAACGGCGGCTTCTCTCAGAAGCACGTGCGGATAACAGAAGCAATAAAAGAAAGAAAAAATACCCAAATACAAAAATAGCCAGAAGCCAGCAACGGCTTTTTTCATTGGGGTAAAATTGAAGTCACCAATACCTAGGACGGTATACACCCCCACATCTATCATGGATCTCAAATCTACCATGCGCCTTATAGTAGAGTTTCTCACAGATGATAAAGAAGAAATACTACCTCTCACTACTCCCACTACACCCCTAAGAGAAGTCCTCGTTGTCCCATACAATCCTCATCGCCCAGACTTTTACAGCCATCACGGTGCTTTGGCACCATATCTCTACGACAGATAGAAATAGCAAACAGGGCTATACGATCCATGGTAGAAGCTTTTTCATAACTATACCATTGGGTTTAGACTTTATATTTCTTTTTCCTCGTCTCCGTTTTTAGTTTTATAATTTTTTTCGGCTGTTCATCACGCACGATAGACGTTACACGAACTCCCTCTTTCGTGGATATTGAAGGATTCACGTATAGATGAGAAAGATTATCCGGTATCTTACAAACTGGGCATCCTGACGGCTTATGTTGCGATGTATTTGAATCTACCATGGTTGACTGCGAATTCAAGACCTTTTCTTTCTGAAAAAACTCAACATGCATGTCGGGGTGATACACAAGAAGCGTATCATTCAATATAGATACATTCCCCATATAGTGGTCAATGTGGCTTTCAATAGGGAATGCATCTGCGAGCAATCGTAACGCAGCTTCCCTCGTTAAAAGATACGCATGAGATGCCGTGAACTTATATACTTGATACCACGGTTTCGCATCATACTCTTTATAGACTAAATTAGGCTTATAGCAACCTAATATCCATATACCCCAGTTCTTAGGAAGTGTAGGAATCAACTTGTTTATATTCTCCAAGGTAGATTCTGTTAGTATCGCATCATCCTCCATAATGAAACAATACCTACTCCCCGTTTGAATGAATTTTTTCCATGCATCAATGTGGCTGAGAGAACAACCAACCGCACCAAGAGTAGCTACCTCATAATGACTTCGCCGATAATTTCTGAATATATTCAGCCTGGTCCCCACAGATATACGTTTATCTTTCTTATATTTAAGCTTCTTCCCATTTATCCCCTTCACATGTCGTATATTTTTGAGAGTATGAACCGCCGGTTGTTGTGTAAATCGTGTCCAACGATCCGGACGTTCCTTCATATTTATGACATATGTAGGAACATTAAAAATATTTAGTTTTTTTCTTGTGGTCCCCCGCCCCATACTACTTATACCCTTTCATATTTTATTTACTAGCGCATATAATATGAAAATGCAATGCCGTGAATGTATCAAACATATTCGTTCTGCCCCTTCGTGTAATCACATTTGATACTTCACGGTACATTCTTTTTCTTATAGGCAGAACCCTTTGCCTTTTGCTGTAAGCCGGTTTGATATATTTTAATCGCCGCCTCCTGCGTCAATGTTTTCGGATCAACGCCGGCTGGAATATTTACGAATTTTCGTGACTTTCCCACAAGATCTTTCTTGAACATGAACATTCCATAGGGGCCTGTTCTGAACTCAAAGGGGCCAAGAGTATGGACTGCGGCATTCGCCTTTGCTCCCAGCTTTGTTCGGATCGTATCTTCCGTATCATCATTGGCGAATGGAACATTCACCCCATTACATGAGACGTAAGAGCCGAAAGGACCCGATTTCTTCACCATAGGATGTCCGTTGTATTCGCCAAAGCTTGTAACGGCCTTTGACGCGATAAATGTGGCAACATCCTCTTCCGTTATCTCGTGAAAGCTACAACTTCCTGGCCAACCGTAGAATACGGTATCATCCTTGTTTGGAGCCTCCTTCAAAAGCAGGGGACCCTTTTTACTTTGTACCGCCTTGATTCCCCCCGCAAACAGTCTCTCACGCACCGCGGCAGGGGCCGTAGTAGAACTCCCACCCTTCAAGGACGTATAGGTTTCTTTATAAGAATCCCATGTGTCCCTACACAAGTCTTTCCAGGGCTCCTCTCCCTCCGAGACAGAATCGAGACGCTGCTCCATTTTCTTCGTAAAGTCATAATCAAACAGATTCCCAAATTCCCGGAGGCAGAATTCCAAGACGGATAATCCAAGAGCTGTAGGGGCGAGTTTCTGCTTTTCCGCTCCCACCTTTTTTGTATGCGACTCCGATGTGGGTGGCCACTGACTTGGAATCATTCGCAGTGTTTTTACTACGACTTCACGCGCAGGCGTATCGCGTTTTTCCGCATATCCCTTGTCCAAGACAGTGCTAACAAGCGCGGCAAACGTGCTCGGACGACCAATCCCCTTTCGCTCTAATTCGCGCACCAACGTTGCCTCTGTAAAACGCCCAACCGGTTTCGTTTCATGCGGCCAACTCTCCAAGACAGACCAATGAAGCCGAGTCCCTTCTACAATCTTTTCCGCCGCCTTCCATGTCTCTGCATTCTCTGCCGCCTCTTCTCCCCCCTCATCCAAATCCGCAGCCGCAAATCCAATCTTCCGCCACCCAAGAAACAATTGCCGCTTCCAAACTGCCTTCCACAAGAATTCCATAGGATCCCCGGTGGCAACCAACTCCACCGTCCTCTGCTCCCCTCTCGCCGCCGCCATCACACTTTGCACCGCCCTCCCCCATATCAGTTTGTAAAGCTTTCTGTCCTGCGCCGACCAATCCTCATCCCCCGGAAGTTCCGTCCGCTCCATATGCGTCGGTCGGATGGCTTCATGAGCTTCCTGCGCCTTGACATCCTGGGTGGATTTCGTCTTGGATTTCACCGGCTTTCCTCCGGCGACATATTCCTCCCCAAATGTTGTGCGAACCCAGGACTCTGCGGAGACCCGTGCTTCTTCCGAAAGCGTGGCCGAATCTGTGCGCATATAGGTTATATGCCCTGCCTCATAGAGGCGTTGGGCAATTTGCATACTCCTCTTCGGCGGTAGGCTCATTGTAGCAGAAGCTTCCTGTTGCAATGTGCTTGTGATAAGGGGCTTGGGAGGCTGTTCCGTAGTAGGCCTGGTATGCGCCTCTTTTACAATACCTTCCGTCTCGGCGTGAATATTCTCTAAATAATTCGTGGCAGACTCTTCATCCTCCAAAGGCACTTCCATGTGAGCTTCAAAGCCATTCCACGTGCCCTTTATTTTCCATTCGGTGCTGGCCGTAAATTCTCGGATGGAAGTTTCTTGATCCGCTAAAATGCGCAGAGCAGGAGTTTGACATCTTCCCGCCGAGAGGGCGTGTCCCACATATTTCCATAAGAGGGGTGAGATTGTAAAACCAACCATCATATCCAAGACAGCTCTTGCCTGTTGGGCTTCTACCCGCGCCATGTTTAGACGTCTCGGATTTGCTACAGCAGCCTTTACAGCAGCCTCTGTGATTTCATGAAACACGGCACGCGGTGTCGTAGCCGCATTCAACTTCAAGAGAGTTAGGACCGAATAGGCAATGGCCTCGCCCTCTCTATCATCGTCCGAGGCCAAATATATATGGGTAGCCTTTGCGGCTGCCTCTTTTATTTGTGCTATCGCCTTTGCCTTTTCCTTAATCCATTGGTAACGTGGATCAAAATCACGATCTAACCCTACAGCACCCAGATCCTCTTCCAAAGATCGTATATGACCCATGGTAGCTATCACACGCCATCCTGGACCCAAGAATCCCTGTATTTTCTGGCATTTCGCAGGGGATTCTACGATAAGAAGAGAGCTCATTGTTATTTACTATATAGGCCCTGGCAAAACGCAATTTTACCGCCCTGCTTAAAATATACACGATCTTCTATATAGGAATATGAGTAATACAACCCCACAGCCATGTCGCATTGTAGACGAAGGAGAGCCTGCGTGGAGAGTAGATATCGAAGCAAATCGTATCAATCGCCTATTTAACTCGGGGTCCAAAGCGGGTTCTTTCCCCACAGCTTTTCAATCAAAACCCCATAGACATATTAGCGGACTGCGATATGCGCACCCAGTCGATCTATCGGGTTCTTTGATTCGCAGACTTAGACGCTGATCTAAATAACGGCAGATAGTATAGGTGGGATGCAAGATCTTCCTTGTTTTTGTATAAACTTGGACGAACGCCCGGAAAAATGGGCGGCAACAGAGGCTGCTTTTCAAAATACGGGTATTGTTCCGAAGCGATTTCCAGCTATACGTCATAGAGAGGGCTGGCGTGGATGCGGCGCCTCGCATGTAGCTGTTGCCCGAGAAGCTTTGCGCCGAGGGCTTCCCTGGATTCTTGTGATTGAAGATGATTGCCTACCTGTAAAGGATTTCACAGAAAGATGGCCCGTCGTGAAAGAGGCTCTCTGGAAAGAACGCGGATCATGGGATATTTTTCTCGGCGGACCCACCTCGGTGGAAGGACCTATAGACACAATAGGAAAGCATCTCATACAAATAGATACAGGATACGCTCTTCATTTCTATGTTCTCCATGCTACAGCCTATGAAAGGGCTCTAGGCTGGAATCCGGATAGACATGGACCTATTGACGTTTATTATTCAAATGAGTTCCGCATTGTAACTACGACACCTTTGCTCGCAATTCAGCGACCTTCCGAATCAGATATACAAGGATTTTCTACAGATTACACTGAATTGTTTGTAGAATCCATGAATAAAATAGACAAACTATCCTATTCTCTACGAACCCGCAATGGATCTATCGGTATGTTTATAGTGAGTTGTATTATACTTGTAGGTATATGGTTCAAGAAGTTGTAAGATTAATATGCAAACATCATTCCACCACGCCCACCATATACACGAAATATGTTATACGTTTCTGCCCACGCATAAATTAGGTATCTCGGCACATTATATGTGGTGGTATATCCAGCCAAAGGGGCCAATCCCACTTTCAGATTAATATTTACAATCTTGTCTAAATTGCCCTCGCCACAGGGTTGGCTTGGCGGGAGAAATCCAGATTGTAGTGCAAACGGCAGATTGTAATAATATCTATGAACCCATGGCGTCTTTTTAATAGGAATGAGGGAGCGAAATACCGAAGGCGTTGTAGTGCTGTATCTATACAGCTTACCCTCGTAAATGAAATCAATAGCACTCACCGGTTCTGAATTCCGATTTACAAACCCTGGAACAAGTTGTTTATATACACGTGTATCTATATTACTCGCATTGGGCCACCAGGGTGTCGTCGTGCCTGCCCCAGAAAGATCTCTTGTGGCCAAAAAGGGGGCATTGTAAAAGGGCGCTTCATACCGCTGTAAATAGAAAAATAGGTTGCGCGTGGGATTGGGAATTTTCAAATAACAATTGGCGGAATCTCCCCCCTTTGTATCTACCGGATCAAATGCGTAATGCTGTAAGACAGGAACTTGAATATCCGCCAAGCGAAATCGATTGGCTTCAGGGGCGTCCAGATATATGTATTCGGCCATAATATAGGTATCTCCAAGAACTTGAAGGCTTTGGCTCGTCGGCATTGTAATCTTCGGGATTGGCGATACTCTCGTTGATTGGGTTGGATTCCCTTGGAGGCCGGCCACAAGAGTTCCCAAAGGATCATTGTAATAAAAGGGAGAACCTGCGATAGGAAAATAGGCTTCTCCACCCACTGGAGGGCTATTAATATCGCTCGTAGACATTTGCGCCGTGCTTGTATAGATTGTGCTCGCTGTCCGAAACTGAATACTTAATTTCACGGGATCGGCCTGAAGCGCGTCAATAGGTAGAAAGGTTCCTGCGTCTCCACATGAAAACCAAAAGGGGAGAGGCGTTGTAGCTACGGTTGCGCTTGTAGAGCCGAATTGACCGGGTGTAAAGTTGGAGGAATTCCGTGGAAGTAGCTTGTCCATGATACTCACTTTCTCGAGAGGCGTATAAAACTCATCTAGGACTTCTAAGAGCCTCCCGTCAATCTGTTCTACACGAGAACCACCGATATCTATAGTGGCTGATTGAAGTAGGGCATGTCCCACCGAATTTGTCCAACCGAATGTAGGCCCCGCCAAGGTTTTTCCATTTGCCGCGCACCAATTTCTTGCTGCTACTTGCGGTGTTGCGATATCGGGCATTGTTGTTACAAGATACAGTCGCGAAATAAGATGCCCCTTTCTTGGAAGAGTAATAACAGAAGTATTTCCAAGTGTCGGGAGCTTGTCAAAATCTAGACGAACCCATTGCGTAGAGAATCTTCCTGCGCGGATAATCGCTTTCACAAAGAAACGAATATTCGGCTTCCCTTTTTGACAGAGGAATCTAGAATCCTGGATTCCTCCGTAAATAACTCGCAGTAGGGACGCTACCATCTTCTTACAAGAGAGATGGAATGCTTAGACCGCTACTCCAGGCAGGCGGATTTGTAAAATTCAAGTGTGCCGAAGCTAGAGCTACAAAGATTCTTCTACTAGAACAGGAAGATGTCTGAGACAACAGGCGGTGAAATAGAAAAGTGTATTCATCAAATATGGCTTGGAAAAAACGCACCTCCTACGGAGTGGATGGATACTGTTACCGAATTTGCCAAGAAATACGGCTACGAATATAAGCTATGGACCGAAAAAAATGTAGATAGTCTTGATTGGGATTCTATACCAGGCCTACGGCGAGAATACGGGAAATTCCGAACAGAAATGGCCGGTCGTGCAGATATTATCCGCCTTCTCGCCCTTTACAAGTTTGGAGGGATCTATATTGATGCCGATTCGGTAATTATGAAACCCTTGAAATTTTCCAAATTTCTGGAAAAGAACAAGGCCGCCGTATTTTTCGGGTGGGAAACAATTTCCAAAGCGGATAGCAAGAAATTGGGAGATTTTGGTCCAGAAATACGCGGGACAAAACGCCTTGTCGCAAATGGACTGATTGGCGCAAAAGCAGGCCATGCATTTATTGAAAAGCTTTTAAACGGTATTGTGTCAAATGCAGAAAGAGAAGCAGAGGGGCACGCTTGGAAACGCGTCGGACCTTTGTATGTCTCGCGGGTGTATTTTACATCAAAGGATTCATTTCCAGATGTACATATATATCCTATGAAGTATTTTTACCCGATGCATTGGAGAGGGATTCAAGATCCCAAGCTACATGAAAAGGTAAAAATTCCCGCTGAATCCATGTTGTTTCAGTATGGATACAGCACGAACTCGTTTCACGACTATTTTAACGATCGCCGTAGGACTAGGCGTAAACGCTAACGCTGCCGCCGACTTCCTACTGGGTTCAGAAAGAACGCATAAAATGGATAATACAGATAAGAAAAGAAGGAGTTTAATACGGCATATCCAAAAGCTACACCTGTTGAATTTCCAATATATAAGTTGTATGTATAAGAAAGGCGTGCAGCTCCTAATGCGAAAATAAGGGAGATTACAACTATTACGATAATTACTGTATTATTTATTTTTGGTTCCTCGGGTGAACTTCCCACAAATCCCTGTCGCCCTGATATAGCTGCTGTGATGTTTGTTAGATAATTCTTATTTACACTCATATATATAGGATTTTGAAATTAATCGTCAAACATTGGGTTCGCTAATCCATTCTCAAAGCGAAGCCAGTTCAGCCCTATACAAAACACTTTCACTTCCCAATTCCCGTCTAAGACCCCTCCAGGGGGTTTGACATCCAAAATAAGACGCAGAGAATTCACTCTACTTGCGTTGAAACTACCCGTGGGCTGATGTTCTCCCGGAGTTCGTGCGAATGGGTAGCCATACACAAAGTTAGAATATGCTATATATCCTCCTTTATGACTTGATGCGATGAGTTCGCGGTAATACTGTTCATCCGCATCGCAGATGCTTACACCATTTGCCTGTACTATTGCATTTTGTAAAAGCGGCTGTTCAGCTTTGCGCGGATTCCACTCAGCTTCCAAAACAGAGGTGTAATTCGTCCAGCCATTGTTGTCGCGCACCCCACGTCGCCGCACAAACCAGATAATTTCTTCCAACGGATGATTTGCCTCTAGAGGTAGTTGTATGCGAATTACATCGGAACGTTTTCCAATCGCATATTTGAGTGGTTCTTCAAAATAGAATGTTTGAACCTCTCTATGAAGAATCTCAAAAGGGGTGTGAAGCATTCGCTGCCGAAAGGGCCCATTCACTATGGCACCTTGGGTGAGAAGCTGGACAAATCGAAAATCTGGGGGGTTTGCAGCAGTATTTGCTATCAAGGGTGTAGCGCCTTGATGAAATGGAATGGCTATCGACAAGGGCGTAGATGTACAAGAATCGCGATATCCGCGAAGCTGGCGCACACATTCTTCAAACGGGCGCAATGTAATATGAATCTTCACGAGACCTTCACGTATAGCAATCATAGGGAGAGCTGCTTGGCGATGGGAACGCATGAAAAAAAAGGGTAAGAGGCAATTCAATGTCCCGCCCTCCGTAGGATATTCACGCGGGGCCTGTTCTGCCACGAGACTCGCCAAAGGAATTCGCCCAATATGATCATATGCGACACCAAATTGTTCATTAAAATCGGCATAAAGAAGATTAAATACGTTTATAAAATCCCCGTCAATCGTTTCAATGGTTTTTCCGTCTATTTCTAGTTCCGCCTGTTGTATAATAGCCGTGCCAAGACTATTCGCATATTCCCAAGCTGTCCCAGATACATCATATGTAATTTTACCGGCTTCGTATAATAATTGTGTCTGGGGGTCCAGCCAATGCCCTAGTCGTATTTGAAGAACCGTTCCTAACAAGAGATCACCCACAACGAGGGAGCCTATATCAAAAGAAAACCGCTGGCCGAAAGCACCAGGACCCCGCAAGGGAATTTCTTGCAAGCTGGGTGTAAAGGCTAGAACACGTCGCTCTGTATCCCGCGTGAACCAGGTTGTTTCTGTCCCAAGAGGAAAGAGATCATTTTCCTGTGCTTCCCTGTTTGTCAAATCTAACAGTGTCTTAATGGTCCCCAAGGGCCTTTTTTCGGTTTCTACAGGAACTTCATAATGAATATCAGATATATCATCGGAAGTAGGGATATTTTGAGCTTTCGCGGCCGTAATAGGGGTTGCGGCCTTAAGGGGAGCTGCGGCACGAAGGGATCCGGACCCGGATCCGGACCCTTTCACCAAACTCTGCGACCCTCCAGATAATGTTTGAAATTTTTCAAGAACACGGTTCTTCTTCAAATAGGTGCTAACTTCTTTTATGGAAGGCCCAGCTGACATTCTCTGACTACTGTGTGGGGTTTTGTTTAGACCTTCGCATACCTAAACTAGGGACGACATGCTTCATGAGAATGAAACCTGCCGTTCAGCTTGTAGACTTGGATTCCCTACAGGGCCAGCATCCAACGGTTGCCATACATTGGAACGAATTCAATGAGCCAGCCGGCAAACAACATTTTAAGCTGCTTTCCTATCTAGGATCCCTGTATGAGGGGCGTGACATTTTTGATATTGGCACACATCGCGGTGCATCAGCCCTTGCCCTTTCAAATGGACATTCCACAAATCACATTTATTCATTTGATCTTGAACACAAATATACACTACCCGTTGTAAAGAATGTTAGTTATCACAAGGATGATTTAATGTCAGATGCTGGAAAGTCGCTATGGCAGGAAAAGCTACTGGGATCTGCATTCATCTTTTTAGACATTCATACACATGAAGGGACGTGTGAATATGAATTCTACCAATGGCTAAAAGCGCAAAACTATCAGGGCTTTGTGATATGCATCAATATATGGTATTTCAAGGAGATGCGAGATAATTTCTGGTATAAGATTCCAGCGGAGGATAAACTGGATATTACAGATCTGGGACTCTGGGCAGGGACTGGGATTCTTCGTTTCACTCCCTCTGAGCTATGGCCTGCTGTAAAAGTCCCAGACAACTGGACCGTCGTAACAGCTTATTTTGATTTGACAAAGATGCCTGATGCATCCGCTTCGATCAAGGCACGCCCTTCTCAACATTATCTCGCCAGTGCGAAGTGCACTCTTTCTACGGAGCAAAATCTTGTAGTATTCTGTGAACCGGAATCCCTTCAGTTATTACAAGCTATGCGACCGCCATGGCTAGCCTCCAAGACAAAGTATATTCCAATGTCGTTTGAGGACTTTCCTCTCACACAATTCCGCGCGAAAATCCAGGAAAACCGGAGCAGAAACCCCTATGCATTTGATGACCGGAATACGGCGTCCTATTATCTTCTCTGTATGGCGCGATACGCCATGTTGAAGCGCATTCTTGCGGAGAATCCGTTTGGATCCACGCATTTTGCCTGGCTCAATATATGTATTGAGCGAATGGGCTGGAAGAATGTAATGACACTGGATAATGTCTGGACTCAGACCAGGGAGAAATTCAGCACATGTTACATTGATTATCAACCAGAAGCCCTCGTGCGAAAGACTGCCGAGTATTTCGAATGGGGGCGCTGTTCTCTCTGTAGTGGATTCTTTACAGGGTCGGCTACGTATATGAAGGCGTTTTGCGATAAGATTGAGGAAAAGTTTCACCAAATGTTAGAGCTTGGATATGGACACGCAGATGAACAACTCTTTTCTCTTGTTTTCTTTGATAATCGCGAAATCTTTGATGTGTATTACGGAGATTACCAGGAGATGATTGTAAATTATGTAGAGCCAAGAGAGA